GCGGTGGCCCACAACCCATCGTTTGCTAAGAAGGTAGGAGTCCCACAGTCCGTGGGTAAAGACTTTAACGATGCCGACAAAGGCAAATTTTCTAAAGGTGGTGATACTATGGCTAAGATGAACTCAGGCATGATGGCAATCATGGCTAAGAAAAAAGACGGTATGCACAAGATGCCTGATGGCAAGATGATGAAGAACTCTGCTATGAACATGGGCGGTATGACCAAAATGGCCGGTGGCGGTATGCCAATGGTTATGAAAGATGGTAAAAAAATTCCAGCTTTTGCAGCTGACGGCAAAGGCGCAATGAAGCATGGAGGTAGCGTTAAAAAAATGAACATGGGTGGCATGGCTTACGCCAAAGGCGGCTCTGCTTCCTCTCGCGCTGATGGAGTTGCTACAAAAGGCAAAACTAAAGGCACTATGATTAAAATGAACAAGGGCGGCATGGCCTGCTAAGGAGTTGACATGGCTATAACTAAACAAGGTTACGAAAGTGACGATTCAATAGAAGAGCAAATACGCGCCGCTGCTGAAGAACGTTCAGCAATGAAGGCCGCGCCTATCATGGAGGATAAGGCTCCGGTTAATATGCCTATGCCTCAAACATCTTCTGGCTCTAAAGTTGCGCCAGCTTCTTTTAAAGAAGCTTTTGCAGCTGCCCGTGGTAGTGGCGATAAAACTTTTAGTTACAACGGCAAGTTATACACAACTGAATTGGCAAATTCAACGCCTAAAAAAACATCTCCTGCGCCTATCCAACAAGTTCCAATATCTAGCAATGAAGGTCGAAATAAACCAAGTACTTCTAAGCCTTCAATGGATAGTAATAATGCTTCTGCTATGTCTGTGAATGAGCGCATAAAAAAATCACTGGCAAGCGCACGAGAAGGATCTGGACCTACTGACTCTCGTTCGGCAAATCAACGCATTAAAGAAGCTTTGGGTATGAAAAAAGGCGGAACAGTCAAAAAAATGGCTTCCGGTGGCTCGGTAAATTCCGCATCTAAACGTGGTGATGGTATTGCCCAACGCGGTAAGACCCGTGGGAAGATGTGTTGATATGGCAACCGCAGGTGTAAAAAAAGTAGTCCAGTCTTTAAAAAAAGCTGGGTTTTATGCCGCGAGTAAGCCTAAACGGTTAGGCATTATCAACAAAGTTACGACCAAGCCTCAGCGGATAGAAATGGTTGATAAATTATTTTTAGCTAAAAAAACTAAGGGTAATACAAAATGATGGCAAGCCGTGGAATGGGGGCAATGTCTTCCTCTAAGATGCCTAAAGGTGCGCGTAAGGCGCGCCGGGATAACACCGACTTTACAGAGTATGCTGAAGGTGGATTGGCACAACAAGCTGCTACTGCTATTGCAATGAAAGCTGCTGGCAAAAAACCTAAAAAAATGGCGGCTGGTGGTGAAACAAAATCTAAAGTAAATGAAGCCGGCAACTACACCAAGCCTGAGTTACGCAAACGTATCTTTAACAGTGTTAAAGCTGCGGCAATCGTAGGTACAGGCGCAGGAGAATGGTCAGCCAGAAAAGCGCAAGTAATGGCTAAACGCTATAAGGCCGCAGGCGGCGGGTACAGAGATTGAAAGCACCACAGCAATCCCTTAAAAATTGGGGTGACCAGAAATGGCGCACCAAGTCGGGAAAGCCATCGTCAAAAACAGGTGAGCGATATTTGCCTGAAGCTGCTATAAAATCTTTATCATCGGCTGAGTATGCAGCTACCACTAAAGCAAAGCGTGCGGGTAAGGCAGCAGGAAAGCAGTTTGTAAAGCAGCCAAAAAAAGTGGCGGCAAAAACAGCAGGGTTTAGATAATGTCCACTACCGGAACCACAGCCTTTAATTTAGAGTTTACAGAACTTGCTGAAGAGGCTTGGGAGCGTGCTGGGCGCGAGATGCGCTCTGGTTACGATTTACGCACGGCTCGTAGGTCATTGAACCTGATGACCATTGAGTGGCAAAACCGTGGTATCAACATGTGGACCATTGAGACAGGCACGATTACGTTGACTCAGGGTCTGAACACATATGCTCTTCCAACTGACACGATTGACCTTCTTGACCATGTCATTCGCACCCAGCCTAATGTTGCGTCCACTCAATCGGATTTGAGCATTACCAGAATTAGTGTATCAACGTATGCAACTATCCCTAATAAACTGACTCAAGGACGCCCAATTCAAGTATGGATTCAGCGCTTGTCAGGGGAGGTTGGCCCCACTTCTGCAACTTTAAGTGGTGCTATTACAGCTACAACAACATCAATTGTTTTAAGTACTGTTGTTGGTTTAGCTGGATCTGGCTATATTCGCCTGGACAATGAAGACATCTACTACACCTACATATCAGGGAATACCCTAGGTGGTGTTTTCCGTGGACAGAATTACACAACTGCAGCTTCTCATACAACATTAACTGCTGTTAATGTTCCTCAGTTGCCGGCTGTTACAGTATGGCCTACTCCTGATGGTTCACAGACTTATCAGTTTGTTTACTACCGACTACGCCGTGTTCAAGATGCCGGCAAGGGCGTTGAAACAGCCGACATGAATTTTAGATTTTTGCCTTGCGTAGTAGCGGGCTTGGCGTACTACATAGCCATGAAAGTTCCTGAACTTATGGGTCGGCTTGACATGCTAAAGGCAGTTTACGAAGAGCAATTTAAGCTTGCTGCCGGTGAAGACCGTGAAAAAGCCACTCTACGTTTAGTGCCTCGTATGTCATATATTGGAGGTGGCATGTAATGACTTCACCATACGCATCTGGCAAATATTCAATTGCCCAATGTGATAGGTGCGGCCAGCGTTATAAATTAAAACAATTGAAAGTTGAAGTCATTAAGACTAAACTATACCAATTGAAAGTTTGTCAAGAATGTTGGGATCCTGATCAGCCGCAGTTACAGCTTGGGATGTATCCTGTTAATGATCCCCAGGCTGTATACCAACCTCGTCCAGATACAACTTATGTTGCGGCTGGATTGAATGGATTGCAGCTAACAATTGGGGCTCAAGGAACACCAACTGGAGGATCTAGGGATATCCAGTGGGGTTGGTTCCCGGTAGGTGGAGCAAGTGGGTTTGATGCAGTTTTAACGCCTAATTACTTGGTTGGAACTACAAGTGTTGGCACGGTAACGATTTCATAGGAGTTTATGATGGCTAAAGGAAAAATGGACACGGCGCAAGACAAGGCCATGATTAAAAAGGCGTTCAAGCAGCATGATGCTCAAGAACACAAAGGTGGTAAAGGCACTACTCTTAAGCTAAAAAAGGGTGGACCTACTAGCCTAGACCGTAAAATGTACGGCAAAAATATGTCCCGCGCTATGAACCAAAAGGGGTAATTTATGGCATACACAATGAAAAAGGGCGGCAAAGAAGTTGGCCCAGCTAGTGTTTACGCAAAGCCCCATACTATGTCTGGCGGTCCTGTTGCTTTTACCAGTGTCACACCTCCTAACATGAGTGATCCTGCAAACATGGATATGTCGGTAAATGGTTTTAACAATAAACGCCATTCTCCGGTAAAGACTGACGGTATCAAAATCCGTGGAACTGGTGCCGCTACTAAAGGCGTGATGGCAAGAGGTCCGATGGCATGAACTACGCTGCGCTTGTAGTTGCGATTTCCGATTACACGGAGAACACCTTTCAAACGGTGGATGTAAACCTGTTCATTACACAGGCAGAGCAGCGCATCTACAACTCAGTACAGTTTCCGTCAATACGGAAAAACGTGACGGGGACAATTACCGCTAACAATAAGTATTTGTCTGCTCCAGATGACTTCTTAGCAACTTATTCGTTAGCTGTTTTTTCCGGCTCTGGCCCGTACACATTCCTTTTAAATAAAGATGTGAACTTTATTCGTGAGGCATACCCCACACCAACAAGCACTGGAACACCAAAGTACTATGCTTTGTTTGGCCCAACTACAACAGCAGGGCCACCGTCTTTACCAACAAATGAGTTAAGCTTTATCCTTGGCCCCACTCCAGATGCTACCTATTCCGCAGAACTTCACTACTACTATTACCCTGAGTCAATCACCACAATCGCCAGTGGTCAAACTTGGTTAGGTGATAACTTTGATACTGTATTGCTGTACGGCGCTTTAATAGAAGCGTACACATACATGAAGGGTGAAGCGGACATGATGGCTTTGTATAACCAAAAGTACGTTCAAGCACTTGCGTTAGCTAAACGCCTGGGTGATGGAATGGAGCGTCAAGACGCTTATCGCAGTGGTCAAGTTAGGGTTGAGGTCAGTTAATGTCTATTGTCCAAACCCAAACCACCAGCTTCAAGAAGGAGTTGTACACAGCTGTCCACAACTTGGCTACAGACACGATCAAGATTGCGCTGTACACGGGTAATGCTGACTTGAATGAGGACACTACGGTCTACAGTGCCACCAATGAAGTCTCTGGTACAGGCTATACAGCGGGGGGGGAAACTATGACTGGGGTAGCCATTAGCTCGTCTGGTTATACAGCCTATGCAAACTGGAACAATGTGTCTTGGACAGCAGCTTTGACGGCTCGGTGTGCTTTGATTTACAACGTCACGCAAGGTAACAAGTCTATTGCGGTTCTGGACTTTGGTTCTGACAAAACATCGAC